ATTAAAGGATTGTTTCGAGAGTTTGAAGAAATTGAAAAAAATACAAAAAGAAGTTCTAAGTCTTTCCGAAACCTAAGTAAGATGGTGATGATGATGGGATGATCATGAAACAATGGATCTCTTCCATAAAATAATGGAGCTTATTGACAAGAACTCAGACAGGATCCCGGAGGGGGATTACCTGGAGTTGTGCGACACTATCCAAGAGTTGCGAGAACAAGTAAAACCACCTTCATTTCTTATTAACCAAAACCAACCACTCACATTACCATCTGATCCTGAAACCGCTGCTCAACGAGATCGAGAACAACTTTATCAGCGATGGAGAGAACTTGATGAAGAGGTTATGTATCCTGGACTGAACCAGTTTTTACAGGAATTACATGAGGATTGGGCGGCAACGGATCATGACGGACCAGTTGAACCTGGATTTTATTATCCTCCACCAAGAGATGGTACCACTGTTGCCGAAGTCGCTCTAACGCCTGGGCCTGACGCGTAAACTATGGAGGTCTCGCCAAGTATCTCGACTCACAAGTGGTGGAGCTGAAGGGTCCACTCTAGCTGAAGAGCGTGTTTCCATACGCGCGGAAGGGTCTATCGTAGCTGGTGTATAGACATCTCGTCGTTTTGAGAGTTCTTTTAATTTAAAGTGTAATTTCTTGAGTTCATTTGATATCTTTATATATGCCCACTCATTTCTCATTGGGAACATTTCATCGTCATCCATAATCTCCATGATCGTTCTTATGTGTTCCATAAGTACCTAAGTGAAGCCTAGAATTTATATTTTTAAAGAAAACATGGAACACCCACTCCCCACTGGTATTTTCGTTGAGATGTCGAATGAGTTTGATGGCTGGACTGAGAAGGATTTTGATGATGAGATCCGAAGACTTAAAAATCGTGTGAAAGAACTCAAAAAACTTAAGAAACCCAAAACCCTCGTACCGATTCAAGAGACTGATGAAGATGAAGATGACGACGATATCATGCACGACCCCGATGTTCGTGAGATGGTTGAAAATGGTGAACACACATGTCACATGTTTGACGCACCTTGCCAAGCATGTGAAGATGATGAGGAGGAAGTTTAAATTATACAAAACGCATGAAACCATCTTGGAATTTCATGGATTTATAGCCAGTGTAATATAGATGCATATTCCATATAGCATTTCTAGGCCCGTAAAGTATATTGTCTTTTATATTAACTTTAATAAAAGTCTTATCTGATTGGGTTTTACTAAAATCAAAATATCCCGTTGGATTGGGATCTTTTGGATTTAAAGCAAATGTATATGTGTATATGTGATGTTGTTTAGGTAAAGATAATGTATTTTTAGAAGTGGTGTAAAATCTAAAATATTTAGGACCGTTTTCTATAGTTCTAATTACCTGTTCACCATTGATATACATATCTATGTCTGACACGTTGTCATACTCTGAATATATATCATCAACTAACTGTCCTACTGGAATAACAGATGATAAATTAAATCGATTTGTGTAATTAGCATATTGTGAGTACGTAGTTCCATTACTCATTGAAAACGCTGGATCCCCGAACACTGTATCAAGGGGGTTATACACCTTTTCAAAATCACTATTTCGTATAAACCAATGAAAAGTTTTTACGGGTATGTCTGGGACTAAGTTTGCCACAATTTCATACGAACCCGCTTTATTCTCATATGATGGATGTATACCAACGAATTCAGTAGTTATGATTTGTGGTTCCTTTATCATAAATAAACGTTCATCACCTGTTATCTTAATTTCATCCGTTATGATATTGAAGTAATCAAGTTTTATATCACTTTCTGTGGGTGTAAAAAATGTCTTTTCATGAAACTCAAATTCGAATTCTATTTTTTGTTTGTGTATTGCACAAAGTGGAAAATAGGGTTTCGCAGAAACATCAGGATCAAATCGTCTAGAGAAGAAGAACCGTAGTGGAAGTGTCATCGGAATGACCCTCTTGTGTACATTTTGAAAGACTGCGTTACTGGACCATATTTTATGTGACCACCCACGATTGAGATTGAGTTCTGACATGTTTTCTTCGTCAGCATCCTGGTAGATGTTATGATATATGATGTTCCAATCAGAGTCTATTTTTTCAACAAGAGTTTCATCGACGAACATTGTCACGCTTTTGATGAGGTGATAACCAATCATTGGTGCATATCTATCTAATGGTCCAGGTGGATCATTGGGAAATGATGGTAAGGGTATAGTTATAGCCATATTCGATAGTAAATCTCCCATGTGTTTAGGATTGTACTCAACTTTGATTTTCTTACCCCATGGCCAATTAGATTCATTTTCGACATTTTGTATAGTCTTGACTCTCTGCTTCGTATAAAATGGACTGTGCTGTTTATACGAACTCTTAAAAAATGAACTATTCAAGTCTTTGGAAAGTAGGTGAGTGTCCTGCTTTCCAATAGCTTTCAATGAAATTTCTGCAATTTCACTCCCCATACTCTATACATATATAATAGCTTTAATACATTTCATAGATAACCAGAATGACTTCTATCTAAAATGTATACACACGACCCGTTACTCGCCGACCATGCAGACATATTTGCCACACTTTGATTGTTATAACCTTGTAATGCTGAATAAGTGACACTACTTGCACTACCGAGCATTTTTTTCGTTCCGAGTGCCAGGTCTGCAGCTTGCGTGTTGGATGTGTAGTTGCCTGGATTGTAGCGCCGGGGGTTCCTAGTTCTATCGTCCCACGTTGTTGTAGTGTTATTACCACCGTCGGTCCAGCTGGAACTAAATCCCGTTGCACCTAAATATTCAAGATCAGGTTGACCATCGGATCCAATAGCCCCATTTGTTCTATGAGTGTTTATGTTATAAGTGCTGCTGCCGCTATACCTATATACACGCAATCTTGTTTGAACAGCGTAGTTTCTTCGCCAATAGTATGTATAAACTTTATAATAAGTCGTGTTATATCCTATACACGTTCCTCCGAAGCACGAATAGGTGTACGGGGTAGACTCGCTTTTGTCTTCATACGTGCTACCCCTCCATTCGTATGGGGCGCCCACCACCAAATTTGCAGATAGGGAATAAATAAGTTTTTGATTGATGTAATTTCCAGGTAAAGTTACTGTACTAGAAGAATTCCTACCATTATCTGAGTATCCAATTCTAATTCTTGAAGCAGTGCTGCTAGTAGGGTCTGCGAGGATGTACAAATTTCCCAAACGAGCTATAAGCCCCCGCGAATAATTGCTTTGTTGTCTACTCGTAAATGTAGTATGTGCAATTATCGTACACTGTGATACATTATTAGTAATGCTGAACCCATCACCACCACTTACATTTCCGAAACTTCTTTGAACGATTAGACTGTCAAAATAGTTCCGTATAACACGAGTCGCGACTTGTTGTGAAGCGTTATTATTACATATAGGTCTGTAAGAACGTGTAATTTCCGTAACATTTCTATCATTAATAGACACGGTTGATGTAGAATCTACCCACGTTAGGTTACTATCCCATGGATTCTGGCTATCTACGAGGGGTTCATAAGAACTATACGCCTCTATGGTTTGAGAAGGTGAAAACGATATTGCATTAACTGTAACAGTTCTATTTCGAGTACGTGAATTTCCACCCAAAACTTTACTCGTGGCTGTCCAACTGACAGTATATGTACCCGAAGCAGATGTATTGAGATTACCTGAACTATATACAGGGGTATTTGTAGTATCTGCAACAACCCCCGTATACCCTCCATCTGTATACGTACCACATTGGGTCAGCGACTGGTTACCCCCATTTAAACTAAAACTGGCGGCGGCTCCACTAGTACTATACACTTGTACAGTTCTAGAAACTGTTCCTACATTCAGAGCTCTATCAGTAGCTGAATAAGTAATAGTATAAGTACCCGGTGTAGACATATTGACTGTACTATTTGTACTGTATGATAGGCTTTGATCGGGTGCATTAATTGTAACTGGTGGATTAGGTATCCCCAAAGACCCACTATAATTTTGAACCACTTTAATATAACTAGATCCTCGTAAATTTAGAACGGGTGCGACAGTATCATTTGTAACAACGATGGTTCGTGTGTTAGTTCCTATATTTCCAGCCGAATCGGTTGCGGAATAGGTTACTACATATGTACCAGTTCGAGTTGGATTTACTGCGCTCACAACTGTACCATTTCGGCGCACAACCTGTGTCACAGTTTCACCTCCATCCGATGTAGCTCCATGCTCTGTATATGTTTCCGAGTAACCATTTGTTGAATTATAAACCAAATCAACTGGGTTGTAACTAGGATTGTTTAAGGATATAATCGGAGCACTGGTATCTCGTGTATATACGACTTGTCGTATGACAGTTCCTGTGTTACCAGCAATATCGGTTGCACTATACACCACATTGTAAGTTCCAGGTGTTGTTGATTGAATTGCGCTAGTATCTATACTAACTGTCTCACCACCATCTGACGTAGCACCATATTCTACGTAGGGTTGTATATAGGTTGGAGAAATTGAGTCATTGAAAATTAAATAAATCGGGTTTGCAGATGGATTGGTAAGTGTTAGAATTGGATCTATGTCATCCTCGGTGACTATAACGGTTCGTGACGCAGTTCCTATATTACCAGCGATATCTGTTGCCGTGTAAGTAACTGTATAGGTTCCTTCACTTGTAACATCCACGGCGCTACTATCTATAACAACTGTTTCACCACCATCTGCCGTGGCACCATATTCCACGTACGGTTCTGAATATACGGGTGTAACCGTACTATTGTAGGTTAATCTCACTGGATTTTCAGCCGGATTCGTTAAAGTTATAGTGGGTGCTATAATATCCTGTGTAACTGTGATCGTTCGTGTGTTAGTTCCTATATTTCCAGTGATATCCGTTGCGGAATAGGTTACTGTATAAATACCCTCAAAAGTCGTGTTTACACTACTGACACTTACAGTCGCTCCTCCACCTATTGGGGATCGGGTAATAGTTGTGACTATAGTTTCACCCCCATCTGATGTAGCTCCATGTTCTGTATACGATTGTGAATATCCCGTCAGGTTATTGTAAATCAAATTTACATTATTATAGTTCGGAGTATTTAGCGTTACAATTGGTGACGCGGTATCTAGAGTAACTATGACACTTCTCGTATTAGTTCCTATATTACCAGCGGTATCTGTTGCTGTATATGTAACTATATATGTACCAGCTGTAGTTGTATTTACCGCACTATTATCTATAACAACTGTTTCACCACCATCCGATGTGGCACCATATTCTATATAAGACTGAGAATATACAGGTGTAACTGTATCGTTATATATTAGATTGATTGGATTTTGGTTGGGGTTGGTAAGAGATATTAATGGAGCGGTGGCATCTCTTGTAACATTCACAATCCGTGTATTAGTCCCAATATTTCCACCAGCATCTGTAGCTGTGTATGTAACTGTGTACACACCTTCTACGGTTGGATTTACTGCAGCGACTGGTACCGTCGTACCCCCACCAATTGGGGTTCTTGTGAAGGTAGTAACAATAGTTTCGCCAGTGTCTGCTGCAGCCCCATATTCCACATATGGTTGAAAATATACTGGTGAAACTGTATCATTAAATATTAAATTGACTGGATTCGCGCTCGGAAAGTTTAAGGATATGACAGGAGCTACTGTATCAACAACATTCACCGTTCGAGTAAATCCTTTATGATTTTTATTTCCATGTTCATTAACCACTATATATTCGAATGAATACGACCCAATTACATTGATATTTAGGTTATTACTACTATCAAATGTTAAATCGGGTGAAAGAGAAATACCTGGATCAAAGTATGGTTGATATCGTTCATGGGTTATAAATTGATTACCATCAAATACTTCATTAATAAATGGAGTTGGAAAATCTCGTATATTTCCCACATTTTCACTTTGTCTATTAGCAATCAACGGGTAAAGTATTCTAGCTGTTCCATTTTCTATTTTCATAATGTTATAACTTTTAGCATAAACAGATAGATCATGTTGATGCGTCCAACCCGTTTTAAATCCTTCTAGGGTTAAGATTTGATTTTTGATTGTTGAAAAATTTAATTGACCAGAAGGTTTCCACGACTCTGGTCGGGTGGCGAAACTCCACAAATATATACGCCTATTGAGTGCAGTATGTGTATGATACTTTGAGGATGGAATAGCCCTTAGAAAATGTGATGGAAATTCACCTATACCGTTTATGGGTATAACTTCATCATCATCTAACGTTAATGACATTTTTTTGATAGACTCCATAACTGGTTGTGGATATTTACTTGATGTAAATACGTTATTCGTTTCTCTATTACCATAATTTCTCACAAAGCCATCAAAATCTGTAACACCTTGAAAAAAACATAGTTCAGATGTATTCGTGTTAGAGTCTTTCAATATTTCGAGAGAGCGTTTATTATTTTTCTGTACGACAAAAAACAGTTCTTTGACTGGGTTACAGAAGTTTAGTTTGAATTGGTTATTTTGCGATTCTTGTACAAAATCATTATCATAATTAATTCCTTGATACTCCCTCCAGTTAAATTTATTGACTTGTAACTGTGTTATAATTTGTGTGATGGGGGTATTTTTCAATCTATCTCGTTCAAGTTTGTCGAGGTGTATTAACTCTAACTTTAGTTTACATGTGTCAATCTCAATATCTATGTCTTTGTAATTTTTGGGAGTAACCGTATCTTTAGAAAACAATTGAACATTACCACATTTTTCATCAACTTGCACGTCTGGTAATACGTTTAATGGATCGAATGATGTATCCTTAAAAGGTAATTCGGATGAGGGTTCCCAATCTGCGTTACTTGCCGACACGACTATGTCATTACCATCGATAGTCGTGGCTATATTATCGGAACCAAAGGAAGCGTCCGCGTCTTCGTCGACTTTTTGTGATATGATTGAGTTAAATTCAAAATCACCCGAATCGTTGAGTTGATAAATTGACACCCACCCACCATTTGTATCTGTTGGAGATTTATTTGGACCCAAAGTTGTATTGGAATCTGCACCCACGATTAAAGTTTTATCATCGTCACTGAGATCAAGGGTTTTACCGAACTCCCATCTTTTTTGTATAGGATCATTCCAAGAAGTGTACAATGGGTGTTTCATTTTCCTAGCACGTTCTGTTCTATCGGCTAAACTCGGTAATTCTGGGTATATAGTTTGATGTAATTGATATCTTCCACCAGGTGCAACTATGTTGATACTATTACCCATACCGGGATGAATTTGACAGTAATAATGAAGTACAGTACCAGCTTGACCAATGGGTACTGTGAATACTGTCCTAAAAGTACCTTCTGGTGCACCACTATACGGATACACTACATTGGAAACTGAACCATTAAATACATATTCGGATCCACCCCCATGTGTACCGTCACTCGTTTCCGAGAATTTAAAAGGGTGTGCGGGAACTGATCCACCCGATGTAGGGTTATTGAATGTATATGTTACACCTTCAATTAGTTCAATGATAGGTTTTTCAACCCCATTTATGTAAAATTTACCCCCTGAAGCTGTTATGTTATACACATCTACGATTGACGATGTAGTAGTTTTTTTGTAGACATGGATACGCCCAACATTCCAGTCTACGTTATCAGTTTTACTGAAAGTTAATCTCTCTCTCGGAACCCAATTGGGTTCGGATACAATCAACATTTGACTGGTTCTAGCTATGGCTATTTTCTGTCCAAAACTGAAGTTGTATGTGGGAGTATCTGGGGGGCTCAGTGTCTGTACAAGTGAAAATGTTTTATCCCACTCATGTTTATATTCTCGATAGTATGCCCAGTTATGAAAATTCCATTCATATATTAGCACAGCGCCGGGTAAAGTTTTAGACTCTGTATCGCGAATATAACTATACGCGACTGTAATATTTCTTACGTGTCCCCAAAAGAGAGCGAATCTCCCATTATCTTGCTGTGCTGTACGCCCTGCTAAAAAATCGGAGCCATATTGATCTGTTTCCCAGTAATCACTCATTTGTACGTCAGACATCCGTCTGGAAAGTGGTGCACTACTACCTATGCGATCGGTTAAGTCAATTCGTGTATTTGGCCAGGCAAGGCGGAATGTACCCGATGGACCTCCAAAGTAATCGGATCTAGTTCCAGAATTAGTTGTGTCTGCACCAAAAAAACCGGCTGGAGATCCGATTGTATAACCCGGTACCGTGGGAGCACTACTATTCGTTCCCATAACTTGTCCATTCATATTGAGGGGTAACCATGTGAACATCCGTAAATCAGTAGGCCAATTGGGATAACCCAAAGTTGCTACAATTGCCTTACCCGCTGATGTTATTCGTGTAACTTTACCAAATCCCCTTAAGGAAGGTGGTAATAGATCGGCTGACATGTTAGAAGGACCACCTGGTTGAAAGTAAGGTGGTGAAAGAAGCACATCATTCATAGAACTCAAAAATTTAGGCACAAACGGACCAGCACCCCATGGATAGGTATCTCTCGCATAAGCGTGCATAGGCCAATGTAGTTCAAGCATACCTTCAGCTATGACATCACTGGGAAGAACTTTCCCAGATTCGATGTTTTCAATTTCAATTAATCGGTTCTTAATTTCACTCGAACTTACACCATCTATATTTGTATCAGGACTCCACACGTCGTTATATCCTTCTCCGACTGTAAAATGTCTAAATACACGAATGAATCCCCCACCTAGTGGAAGGTTACTGTCAATAGGATTATCTTGGTTTACGTAACTTGGGAATTCAGCAGCTTGGACTATCTGTGAATAAGGTATAGTGTACGGATCAAAATTTGTGTTATCTTGGGGAGCACCATTTTTTATGGCGAATACTTCTCCAAGTTCCAGACAGCCGGCTATTATTCCATGATTCTTCCAATTAATTAGCAAAGCTTTTTCATTTCCCTTACCTATATCCGTAAATGGAGTCCCGTTTCCATAAGCATCTTCCACTTGATAGTTGAAAACATCTCTCAGTATGTTTGGACCCGTTTTTTCCATTGAAAATGATGCATACGTAGTTATTTGTGGATAAACTGTATCCATTAATTCTAGTATCTGTGTGCGCATATACGGATTTATTAACGCGGCATTTTTAGAAAATTCCTTGTCACCCGTCTTAACGCGCATAGCTATAGAACCATTTGGTAATCCTGGAAATGAATGGAAGACCGTTTTAGTCATGTCTGTGCAGGTATAGTGTTCTGGAATACTACCCCTAATTTGATCGTACCATGGTGATACATCATAAGTTTTAGCCCCACTAGTCTGTAAAAAAGAGAAAATTGACCATGAAGGTTTTTCATACGTATCTGAGTATGGATAGAAATCGCGGGTTGTATACTTTGTTGCATATCTATGGATACTCAAACCATTTTCTCCTAATTTAGCATTTTTCATACTCGCACCCGGATTGTCATACCACGGAACATTGCTATACTTGAAATAAGAATAATTTGTTCTATTCCAACCCTTAATCAGTTCCAGAAATATCACACTTTTATCAGGAATCCAACTCCCGTCATAATAGGTAGGAAATGGGAAGTTGACCGACTCTTCTCTGTAAATATCCGAAGTTTTGGAAAATAATACATCTTTAAGATCTCTGAACTTTATTTCAACCTCAACTTCTTGTTTCGTAATTGCACACAACGGTAGAGATAATTCGGTCGAATTATAGAAGTGAAATGGGAGATCGACTTGAAAATCAAACTTCTTTTGTGTATGCTTCGTAGAAAATGTCTTTCTACAACCGTACCAACTAGAGAATGTAGATGGTGGCACTATCCCTGTAAGATTTTCAATACCCCCCTGTTGTTTAGAATTATTGAAATAAGTCTTATGTATGGTGATGTAACTGGAATCCAGTCTTTCAATGACAGTACCTCCTATGATGAGGTCCGCGTATTCGATTACAGCTACACCAGCTCCATCCTGATAATACAAATTCCATTCATCTGGGATATCACTGGCTTTAATGACTAAGGTTACAGATTTAAGTAGATCACCTATATTTTGTGGTATAGTGAATTTAACCGTTTTACCAAAACCGATAGTTTCTCTTTTGGGATTAAGATCTGTATAGTTAATCGAGAAATTTGGGCGCTTGGTAACCCGTTTATGGAATAACGTTCCCTCAGGATTTAGTGTTAGATATTTATCATTTTCACCGTATGTTACAACATCTAACCTACCTGCCATTAATATATTAGAACATTAATATTTTAAGCCACATAACCCACCATCGAACACAAGGACGTTATAGTTTACTGCGTACATACTCAGAGTGGAACCATACAGGTTATTCCACACTGAATATATAGAATCGGGGTCCGGGGTTTTAAACTTAAATGTGAATTTCTGATGTGATATACGACTCATATTTAAATGTCCAGATGGTTCATGTGTATCGGGATTCGTGCATAATGGATAAACGTAAAATAGACCATTTTTGACCTTGAAAGTCTTAAACCATCCCAATGTAGTCTTATCTGAACCACCTGGTCCGGGTAAATTGCGAACTGCCTCAAATGACAAAATGTCATTGAGCGGAATGAACGTCTGATTATAATAATTGGAGGACCTGTGCCATATCAATTTTTCCTCTACTATATCACTTGGTGACCTGTATTTATTTAAGAATTGATGTGACGATAAGTCATTGTGGTTGCCAGTAAACAGTTCTACATTATTGATTTTCATATTCGCATAATCAAGTTCTTCATATATATTGGATCTATTGGTTAGTTTTTTCCATGCATCGTGTTGAAGAAAGAACATAAACTCTCGCACAGGGTTTTTAAAGTTACACATAAAAGAGTGTTCTTTGTCAATGTCTGTGGATTTTATGATTTTCCTCCCTAGTTGGTTTTGTGTTATAATATATTCCATTGGCCTTGATTTAAAAAATGCCTTTTCTTCTTCCATTAGATGGTGATAATCTACATTTAACGAAATCTTTTTGATTTTAAGGTTTTCGGAATAGTCTACAGGCATATAGGCAGTTTGAAATTCATTGGGTTCTCTCATTTTCACACGCACTTCTAAACCATGTTTATACATTGCACACACTGGTATTGCGAGATGTGGATGTTTGTAGAAATAGAACGGTAGATTCAAGTACAGGGGTATAGTAGATGAGAAATGCGAATTTACGTTATATGAGTCTCTATATAGGATGTTTAAATCATCCGTCTCGACCGATCTCATTTTGAGATACATTGATATATAGTCGGTTGCCAATCTATCTATATGCTGACCCCCCATATAAAGGTCTATGTAATCGATATTTGCTCTTATAAACGAATCGTGTACATCTGATGTTATTTCGTTATCCACAAATATTTTCAGTGTCATATTTGATATCATATCACCGGCTGATGTTGACACTTGACATGAAAGTTCTTGGCCTCGCATGGGATTTCCATTAAATGGCATTTCTAGGGTTTGTGTAGTAAATTTCGTATATCTAGAAAATCGTGTCAAAAAATACGATATCTGAGGGTTACCCGTTAAAAGGGCATCCTGTAGACCGGTGACAACGATATCAGAACGCCCAGCCATACCTATAACCTATGGATTTTAATTTTTTAACCAAGTAGATCAATTTCGTGTTCATATGTTTGAGAGAGTAGGATAGTTTTCAAGTCTCGTGTAAATGAAATAAACTTCTTTGGGATGTCACTCCATAATCGTTCGTTAGAAACAAATGCATCAACGGCTCCATCTCTCAACAGGGGTTCGAGGAGTGTCCAATTGGGTTCGTTGTACCTTATTTTTTTACACCCCCTCGCGAACCGCCTAGAGTATATGTACCATGCCGCAATACTCTTGTATATGTTTATGGGTTTTTTACCCTGCTCGAGACACTTCCGAAGTGATGGTACCACAAAAGTGTGAAACTTGGTGAAGCCATCCATACAAATCCTATCAAGTTCGTCGACATTGGTTGCGTTTGAGAAGCGCTCTTCAACTTTGTCGACATACTCATAAATATCAAAGGGAAGTTCACCCTCGATGGAGGGAATAATCTCCTCGTATTGAAGTTGTTTGAAATGGTGACGGTGTGTCGGGTCATTCATGACTTGGTCGAAAGTGTCGTACCCCGAGAGAGCTCCAAGATAGGCCAATGATGTGTGCCCCCCATTGAGAACGCGGATCTTAGTCTCTTCATAGGGTTCTATCTCCTTCGTGATGACAACACCAACTTGTGTCAGGTCTGGAAAGTCTGAAGCGAAGTTATCTTCAATGATCCATTGTCTGTACTCCTCTGTCTGGACGGCATTGTAACCATAACCAGGGAATCTCTTTTCAACATCCTCACGGAGAGCATCTGTCGTCCTTGGTGTGATTCGATCGACCATACACGAGGGAAACTTTACATTTTCACGAATCCACATGGCGAGTTCGTGTTGGTTTGTGTGATAGAGATATGCTAGGAACTGGGTCTCGAGGGCTAGGCCATTCTGCCTAATGTTGTCACAACATAAGATGGTCACAGGTGTCTTACGATTTCTAAGACCGCACGCCAGGTACTCAAAGAGGGGTGACCCTGGTGCGTATCCACTTTCTGTGACAGTGATCGTGATGAGGTGAACACTGGGTAGAGTGAGCATGTGCTTAGCGATAGTTCTGTTCTTCGTCCAATCAATGTAGTCGAGATGTGACCTGACAACCTTGTACTCTGAGGGGGTCTTCACGATATAGTTATCAATCTCACGGAACCCTTCATTCCTGAGGTTGACAGCAACGATACCCCACCGGAGATCACCCGTCTTTTCCATGTATTCATCTATGTACATAGCCTGATGCGCCCTGTGAAATGCACCATAACCTATATGTACTACACCAGTCTGACATTCAGACTTGTCATACATTCGTTAAGTTACTTAGACAAATTAATATCAGTATCTTTAAGGATGAATGATTTACTTCAAGCAATGCAAATAATTGACAAGCATTCAACTGTTTTGCCTGAGGGGGACTACCTCGAATTATGCAAACACCTGAAGAACGCCTACAATAAGAGGTCAGATCCAGTGTACTTCTTCGATTATGACGACTTTCGAATCCCCCCCATTGGTTCAACCGAGGAGACATATCGATATTTTTACGATTATTACTTCGATAAAGCCCTAAATGTTGATAGTGATTTCATTCAGGGACAGATTACTTATCTTCAAAAGGAGTTGGCAGACGCACAACCAATAAAACGAATTACCAAGAAAATACGACAGAGGGTTTTGATGCATTATCGTCATATCCACGGTTTCGATGAAGATGATATAGATCTCCCACTTACAAAGGTAGAACTTTTAAGGATGTGTAGATCCTATATGGATATTGAGAATGATTTTAGATTCAGGTATCGTACATCTATAGAGAAAAGACTTGAATGGCTTGAAGAATCAGATGACAGGTTAGATGGTGTATAAAGATTTGGAGATCTAAAAAGATAATGTTTGCTATCCAGCCTTTAGCTACATATAAGCCAATATCGACACACACAAAACGTAATGATAAGCGTTTCAGAATTTATTCTACAGTAACTAAAAATGTCGACCCTTACCGTGAAACTTCCTTACGGTACATGGGGTACGCGAATGAGCTTGGTGAAGCTTTTACATCATATCTCCCTGAGTGGGGTCTTCCCGCGTCCTACTGTGTCGCCGCATCTTATGTCATGTTCGACACGATTGATAAGGGGCAGAAGGCGTTTGATGCTGCCGAAGAGGAGGACAAATTCACTGACACTCTTAGAATTTCCACTGAAACCATGACATGGCAGATGCTCGCTTCCGTCTTTTGGCCAGGTTCGATCATTCGTGTAATTGTAAATATGGCAGCCCACATGGCAGGTAATGACCATCAGTTTTTACCAACACTTGTTGGTCTAGCAGCGATCCCCCTTATCATTAAACCCATCGACACGACAGTCGATAAGTTGATGGAGACTTCCATTTCGAAGGTTATCAATGGTGAAATCAAGACCCCTGAGGATGCCAGTGCCGCATTCATGACCACGATGGGGTCTGTATCTGTACCCCCAGCTATGTATCTGTTAGCTGATGTAGTAAAACCTAAGTGAAACGTGGAAGTTGTAAAATGTAAGTAAAAATGGATAATCTCCGAAATCTCATGCAATGTCTGGACGACATTTCCAAGATGATCCCTGAGGGCACCTACTTGGAAATGTGTGACAATCTCAAACAGGTTCACGACAATATACCCAAGAATGATGATCCACCAGTAAGGGACAATCGTCGCGTACCTTTCCAGGCGGTTCTTCCGGGTGCGTTGGATGTTCATCGAATTGTGAATGAAAGTGACACGGAGAGTGAAAGTGAAAGTGATGAGGAAGATGAACCTTGGCGTCCTGAGTGGTACGATGAGTGGGCGCAGAACGAGGAGTGTCTTCGAAGGCTCTTGGCTGACTTGAAGGTGGCTAAATCTATGGTTCGGGATGCGAAACCCATTCAGCGTATAACTAAAAGGGTCAGGGAAGAAGCTATGAAACATTTCGCAGCATTTACTCCGATTTTCGACATTAATGTTTTTGAAGAAGTTGAAGCAGGC